ATCGCTCCTTTTCAATCGGTATGCACAAGGCAATATGTCCTCGTTGGCAGATTGCGTCGAACCGTTCAAGAAATTTTATAAGCAGTATTACGGTTAAGGGAGCGCAATAAACGCTCCCTTTATCATTGCAACTGTCCGATCATCTGCAAATAGATCGTCTTTCCTTGTTTTTTGAGGACTTTGAATTGACAGCCTCGTTGCCCGATCCATTCCATTTCGGAGTTGATCTTTTCGACAGATTTTCCGTCCCATATCACGCCATCGTCATAATCGAATTTGTGATAATCCGTGTAGTGGGAAAAAGGCTCCGCATATACGCCTTTGGCCCCTTTGGGGACTACGATAACCAAGTTGTACGATTCGGAGAAACCTTTATGCCGATGCACGGCGGTAGATAGGAATCCTTTATCGACAAAAACATCGCCTTTTTTCAGGTTTC